GCATACCTGGCCTTTGCCTGCGCCACCATCAGCTTTCTCGCCTGTCGTGCTGTGGCGTTGATCGCTACCTTGGCCGCTGCCGGGGTCTTTTTCTTCAAGTCCCCCAGCGCTCGTTCCACATCCTCCAGCCCGTCCACTGTGATGGTCATGGTTCCTGCGTCGTAAGTCACCCTGCTCATTGTCTCGTCCTCTCCATGGTGATGCGGTAAATACCCGCTTCTTCCTCGCAGTTCAGGATACTGTAAGTCCGCTGCTGCGATGTACCCTTATCCATGACCAGATGCTTCCCGACCTTCGGCTTCGGCCCATAGTCCTTTACCCGGATGTACAGCACGGTGGATGCAGTGTATAGGCCCGTATCAAAGTTCTGTTTCGCCCCGGCCTCCCAGTGCGAGTTGTGTTCTTTCAGCCGTTGGTCATCCACAATGACCAGCGCCTCTTTCTCGTCAACCGTGTGCAGGTCTGCGTGTTCGTCCTGCTCAAAGAAAGTCAGGTCGATGTCTGCCGCTGCGCATTCTTTGAAAGTCGGCGCTTTCCACTCCGTTTCCGGGTCGCTTCCAAAATCCTGTTCCAGTTCAAAAAGTGCCATGCTGCACCTCCGCAGAAAAACTCCCCCGCCTGCATACAGCAGGCAGGGGATTGAATTGTCAGCACACAGTAGCTACCAGCCAGCTGTCCACCTTGTCGGGGATGGGCAGGGGGTGGGCCTGCAATTCCACCATGCGGCGGTCAGGGTGATGCTCCACATAGCTGCGCAGCAGGCGGCTGGTCTGAGAGGTCACCCACAGGCCGCTCGCCTGCTCAATGTAGGTGCAGGCACCGTAGGCCATCATATAGTTCGGGTGGGAACTAATCAGGATAACCGCGTTGTCAGGAATGAGCGGCTTGGTGGCAGGCTCTTCCGGGTTTGTCCAGTCGTCGTAGTACACTTCGCCGTAAGCGTACAGGTCGAGATTAGGGTCAGTCAGGTGCCCCAGGAACTTCACGCCGTTGGGCAGGTCACGGGGGTTGATCTCTCCCATGTTCATGCGGCGGTTGTCCATCATCTTCTGTACATTGGCATCGGCAAAGAATTTCTTCTTGGCTTCCTTGCCCAAAATCGCCATATCTACATTGGCAAATCCGCCGGTCAGCACCTTGTCAGTCCAGTCGCCCAGGTTGCCCAGGATGTCAGCCTTGGTGCCGCCCCACTTGTTTTCACCGCTCAGGGTGATCTTTTTGGTGAAACCGAAGTCGATGACCTCATTCACGCCCTCGCCCACAATGGGGATGGTGCCTGTCACGATTGCCTGAACGGCCATCCACTCCTCCCTGCGGGTGGTGGCATCATTCATGGTGGCGTACTCCTCCATCAGCTTCTGAGCCGCCCGCTGGGTCATGCCGCTGTACAAATCCTCTCCCGGCAGACGGGTCATAAGCTGGTCAGCCGTGGTCACATCATAGGGGTTCACCAGAGGGGGCTTGTAGCTCTCGGTGGTGTAGCCGTTTGCCGTCAGCACCTTGCCGCCCAGGCGGGGATGCACAAACGCCGCCATGCGCCGGTCGCCCTTCACCAGATCAATGTCCACCCGCTCGGTGGAGAATGGCTTGACATTGGTAAAGAAAGTGTCTCGGAAATAGGTGCGGACAGGGGGTGCCTGCCGCACGACCTCCGCCAGATAGCGAGGGCTGTAAATATTCACTTCGTTAGCCATAAAAGTTTCCTCCTTACTTCAAAAAGATGCCCAGTGCGCGGAAAGGAACCTCCAAATCCGCCGCAGAGCCATTGGCAGGCAGCACCAGTGCATCGGCAAAAAACTCGCCGCTCAGGTATACAACGCCCTGCTCTCCGCTCTTTACATCCTCCGCGAGAATGCCATACAGGCCGGTGGCCTCGGTCTTATAGTTCCCCGTGCTCCCGCTCACCGTCACAGCGGCCAGCTTGCCGGAGCTGTCCAGCACCACGGGAGCGCCACGCTTTAACGCGGCTGCCGCTTCCTTTGCCGCAGTGACGATCTCCGCCGTCCCGGCGATCAGATAGTCAGGCTGGGTGGAAAAGGTCTTTTTCTCCAAATCCATACTCATGTTCGCTCCTCCTTACTTCTTGCCGCCCATGGACTTGATGGCGTCCATGAACTCGTCCTGCTCGCCGTTCCCCGGGGTCTCCTTCTTCACGCCGTCCAGATGCTCGGCGTCGTTCTTTGCCCCATTCAGCCATGCGTTGCCCTGCTCCTTGGCTTTCTTCATAGCGGCCTTGGCATAGGTGCTTGCGCTGATGGGCTTGGTGTACTTGGCCTCAAAGGTCTGCTCCTCGCTGCCGGGCAGGGCCATTTCCTCGATGTCCTGGATGCGCTGGCGCTCGTCGCTTCTGGCCTGCTGCGCCGCCGCCTCCTCAATCTCGTTGACCAGTGCGGGATAGGCCCCGCGCAGATCGTCCACGGTCTTGATCTCGTTTGCCATGTTTTTTACCTCCCTATGGCGATTTTTATTTACAAAACAGTCGGCGGCGGTTTTTGCTGCCTTGCTGCTTTGCACAAAGTCAGGTGCCTTATCGAAAGGCAGGTGCATATTGACGCTGTTTACGAACAGCATCCCGTCCCGGTTTTCCACGACGGTTTCCTCTGCGTCGTCCACCAGTTCGTCGATGAAGCCGTTCTCTTTGGCTTGCTGGGCTGTCCACCATTTCGTTTCATCCATCCACCCGGCCACTTCATCCTTTTCTCTGCCTGTCTTTTTGGCGTACAGGCCCGTGATGCTCTCCCGGATGGCGTCCAGCGCCTCAATGTACTTTTTCAGTTCCTCGGCGTTGTAGTAGCCGTATGCGCCCATGCGAACCGGATGCACCATGTAGGTGCTGTCGTTGGCTGCGATCACCTTTCCGCAGTGGCAGGCCACAATGGTTGCTGCGCTGGCGCACAGTCCGTCGATCTTGGCCGTCACCTCCGCCGGGTGCTGCTCCAGCTGATTTCCGATTGCCTGGGCGGCAAACACATCTCCACCGCCGCTGTTGATGCGCACCACGATCTTGTCCAGTGCCCCCAGTCCTGCCAGCTCCTCCGCGAACTGCCTCGGCGTCACTTCATCGCCCCACCAGCTCGTTTGCGAGATGTCTCCGTAAAGCAGCAGCTCCACGGTGTTTCCCACCTGGTTGCAGAACTTCCAGAATTTTTTGTTTTCCGGCATTGTCTCTATCCTCCTATTCGCCCTCCACCGGCTTAAACGGTTCATCCGGGCTTCCGATTATATCCACCTCGCGCTTGCGCTTTGCTTCCATCACCCGCTGCTTGATGTTGCGGTTATAGTCCCCGCCGGTCATTTGTGCGGTCTCCTCCTGGGCGGTGCTGAAACAAGCCTCCACTCTCTTGATGGCCGCCGTTACTTCCTGCACCGGGTTCAGGTTCGTTCTGGCCGGGCCGTTCCACGAACAGGCTGTGTACGCTTTTCGTATAGCCGGGTCGCTGAAATATCCCGGGGCTGATATGCGCCCTCGGGCCACGGCCTCTGTGAACCATTCTTCATACACCGGCTGGCAGAAGTCGTCCGCAAACCAGTCCCGCTGCATACCGCAGGTGCGCCAGAACTCATTGAGTGCGCCCCTGGCCGCCGAGTAGCTGGTGGAGAACTGTTTCAGCATGACTTCCGGCGGTATCTCCAGCGCCGCCCCGATCATCCGAATGGTAGCATTGGTAAATGCGTCATACCCTGTGTTTGGGTGCTTCGGGTCTGCGAACTGGACTTCCTCGCCTGGGTTCAGGTCGATAATGGCCCCCGGCCCCAGCTCAATGCTGTTCTCGTCGCCCCGGTCGATCAGCTCCTCCGCCGGTATCATTTCTCCGAACGGTCTGCCCTCGGTCGGGTTCTGGCTCTTTACGAACACCGTAAACATGGCTGAGATCACCGCTGCCGTGATTTCAGCGTCCGTATATCTCCCAAGCTGTTTCAGGCTCTCCAGAACCGGGGCCAAGATCGGGACGCCGCGCCTCTGGCCCGCTCGTTCCCGGTTCATCACATGAAGGACATTTCTTCGGCCCGTTTTCGCTCCATACGCCTCCACCCGCTTCCAGGTAATGCCGTCCGCATCTGTTGTGCTGTGGCTGCCCAGCGGGTGATGGTTGCACACCCAGTAGGCGACTACCATCCCGTCTGCGTCTGTTTCTACCCCCTGCACAATGCTGTGTACCTTGTACCCCTGCACCGTGCATGGCATCAGCCGGTCGAACCCGTCCGGGCTACACACCCTGTCCGCCTCCACCAACTGCACCCGCAGGTCGTATGGCTGGCCCACCTGCTTTTTCATTGGCAGCAGGGCGATTTCGTCCCCGTTCATCAGGTATCCCAGGAATGCGAGCTGCTGGAGCTGGTAGAAGTTATCTATCCTCTCTGCATCGCACACCGGAGTATCCGCCCACAGCGAAAATTCCCGGACGATCTGCGCTTGCAGCCGCTCCATTTCCTCCTCACTCAGCCCCAAATACTCCCCGTCGATCTGCGGTGCAGGCATCAGTCCACCTGCGATCACATTGGTTCGCATGGTTTTCAGTGCCGCCGCCGCAGTCGGGATACCCATATAGGCATCGCGGCTCCGCTGGCGCAGCACATTGATATTGTCCTCGATGTCCTCTTTCGGGCTGCCGCCGTAGAACTCCCAGCCCCTCATGCTCTTTTTGGTCAGGTTCGCACCGTAGTTTCCGTATCCACTGTTGATTACTGACAGGGCGGCTCTGGCCGCCGCCCGCTTTGCCGCATGGACAGGGGCAACGGCAATCACCGCCCGGTCAAAGATGTTCGGTTTCGCCATGCCTGCCCTCCTTATAGGTCACGGGCCACGGCCCGATAACTCCGGTTCCGGCCCCCGTGCTTCTCCTCTGCGGACGCCTCGGCCAGTTTCCCGGCCCAGTATTCCATTTCCTCCCGAACCTGCTTCAAATCTGCTCGGGTCAGCATTCTGCTCCCGATCTGATAGCTCTGCCCGGTTGCGATTGCCTCCTCTGCTTTCATCCATGTGTTCAGCTTTTTTTGGCAAAGCTCTTTTGAAAAAACAGCCATTTAGATACCTCCTCGCATCCGGCGGCCCGCCTGCCGTTTCCTCGGCTGCGGCGCTCCGTCCGTCATTTGCAGCACCGGGTTTGCAATTTCCAGCGCCGCCGTGGCGTAATTGCGCAGGTCAAGCGGTTCATTCCGCTTGTGCTTACTGTCTTTCAGCTCCCACACAACCACGCTCCGCCCCTTTCGGAACCGTACCACCATCTTCTCCGCAGTAAGGCCCCGAAAGTATTCCTCGTCATATCCCGCCGCCTCATTCTCCGGGAAATGGCAGTAGTTCGGCCCCTTGGTCTCATGCCGTAGCCGCTGATATAGCAGCGCCTTTCCTGCGTCCACGCCGATGATGAACAGAGGCGTTTTTACGCGGTTGTTCGTAGTTGGGTTTCGGATGTATGGCACATCGCTGCCGCCCTTTCCTTTGATGGCCCACACTTTTCTTTCCCACCGGTCTCTGGTGAAGCGATAAACCTGATCGGTATGGTGGCCGCCGCTGTCAACACAGGCGCTTATGATATGCAGCGTCGTTCCGTCCTTTTTCTTAAAACCGGAAAGCAGAAAAGCGTCCAGGTCTTGCCATACCTGTTCTTTGAGCATATCGCCGTAAATCTTCTGATACCGTATGCCCCAGCTCTCCTTGCCGACGCCCCAGCCGACCACTTCCACCTCAAACCGGTCATCCTGGACATCCACGCCCGCTGTCAGCACCAGCACCCCGTCCGGCACATCCGCATCGTAAACCTCTCTGCGGTTCAGCAGCACAGTGTCCTCTACCTGCTCGCCCCGCTCCTCCCAGGTCTCGCCCAGCTCCGTGTTCACCCAAACTTTCATGCCCTCCGGGTTTCCCTGGTCAAGCTGTTCTTTTGCCACAAGGAACTTTTGGACGATCTCTTTCCAGGAGCAGAAGGTGGATGCCAGCGTATTCAGGTGAAAACCTCTGGCCTCCGCCGCCGGATTTTCTGCCACGAACCGCCCCCGCTTGCTCGCCTGCTTCCACTGATATTCCCCGGATACCACCCCGCACCGCTCGCACTTGTACAGCACCTCTCCCTGCGGGTTCTCCCGGTCAAAGATCACATTGGCCCACACAAACGGCTGGTAATGCCCGCAGTCCGGGCACGGCACATTCCATTCCTCTTTCGTGCTTTGCTCGAACTCTGTTTCGATGCGGCTCTGCCCTTTGATAACCGGCGTGCTGACAATCACGGTTTTCTTGTCCCAAAATGTCGTCTGCCGCTTCTGTGCCAGGCTCAAAGGGTCGCCCTCTGTTCCGGCGCTGGCCGGATAGCGGTCAACCTCGTCCGCCAGCAGAACCTTGATCGGGCGGCTGGCAAGGCCCGTGGCGCTGTTCGCGCCTACGATGGTGATGTGCCCGCCGGGGAAATTTTTCTTCATGATCGTGTTGCCGCTGTACCGGCTCTTGACATCCACCTTGTCCCGCAGCTCCGGCGTGTCCCGTATCATTGGGGCCAGCCGGTCTTTGGAAAAAGTCTGTCCCATGTCAAGCGTCGGCTGCATCACCAGGATAGGGGCCGGGGCGTAATCCATGTAGTACCCCAGCGGGTTCAGGATAAACGCATCGGTCTTTCCAATCTGCGCGGCACTCATAATGACTACCTTGCGGATGTGCGGGTCTCCGATGGCGTCCATGATCTCCCGCTGATACGGGGCCTTGTCCGTGTGCCAGCGGCCCGGCTCTGCGCTGCTCTCCGCCGACAGCACCCGGTATTTGTCCGCCCACTCTGAAAGGGTCAGCTCCGGGGGTGGTTTCAGCACCGCCGCGCACCGGGCCAGCATATCCATGGTGGGCTTTGGCAGATCAATGATCTTTCTCTTTTTCATGTTCTTCTTTCCGTTCCAGCCACAGCCGTTCATATTCCTTTCTCACACAGCGCTGGAATGGGCATAGGGCTTTGTTTCCCTCGGCGTATGCAGGCCACACGCATCCCTCGCATGGATTTTTATTCCGCTTCTTCTCCATCGCTTTCACCGTCCTGTACCGCAAAGGCCACCCGGTAGTCGCTCATTTCCTCCAGAATTTCGTCGATGGCCTGTTTCAGCTCGTCAAATATGCCAGTCTGGTTTCCCCCCATGGTCGCCAGGGTTGGGGAGAGTTTGGCCGGGAGCGCCAGAAAGCGGCTTCTGATATTCAGGAACATGGACTTGATGCCCCGCTCAATGTCCTCTGTCCGGTGGACTTCTCCCTTGCGCAGTTCGTTTTCCAGTTCCGCCGCTTCCCGCTTTGCCCTCGTCAGCTTCATTCGCTCGTTGGTCAGCGTCTCTTTCCCTGCTCCGCCGATGTAGGTGATATACCGCGCCACCGTCGGCTGGAGTTCATAAAGGCCCGG